ACAAAAAATGAAACAAACGTCTTATCTATATCGTCCATACTTTTAATGCGTTCTGCGTTGCTTATATTATAGATATATAAAAACCGTTGTTGCGATTACTTTGGAGGAGGACATACTGCCGGCACTGCGTTCGCCGTTTTACCTCTTGCTTCACTCGATGGAACACTCGTCGCAGATAAACTATCGTTAGGACTGACTATAATGGACGAGATGACTCCGCGGAAAGGATAGAATTCGGTGTTGCTGGTCAAGTCACCCGCAATACGACTACCGCTACCGACAAAAATCGGATGAGCGCGTCCAGGTTTTCCAGCAGATGTATCCGTATCAAACGAACCATTACCGACATAGATGCCATCACGATGCACCGTCACTACGTTACCACTTCGTATAATCGTAATCGTATGCCATTTGGATAGATTGATGTTTTCAATCACAATACTATTGTATAGTTCCTTGGTTCCATGCTTAAAACGGACGACGATGTCATTCGTTCGCGCTTTCAAAAATACATGTAAATAATAATTTGAACCATTACCGCTATTCGATTTATTATAAGGTAGATTTGAATATGTATTTAACATACTCTTTACCATTCCGCTATTTTCATCGCGCTTAATATCGTAACTATGCACTATATTTGATGTATTTGTATCATCGCGTTTTTGAGGCATGAGTAAGATATTGCGGTTCTTATCGTTATTATCGTCGATACTATCAACCTTAATGCTAAACGATATTGCGAATTTATTCGATTCAACATATCGTTCGGGTTCAACGAGGAATATAACGTTTCCATCCGGCGTTGCTTGTTGTTTTGCATCGCTGACGACATAACCGTCCGATATATATCGTATGTCGCCACCTACGACAGAGTTACCTTTTTTCGTTAATACGACGACAAGAACAACGATGATGATTAATAGGACGGCAACAATACCGACGACAACCATATTTTCCTTTATTTTATCTATCATGCTTTCGCCAATTCCTGTTCCCGGCGCAGGAGGAGCAATCGACGTTCCTGGTTCCATGCCTGAACCTGGTAATGTTCCTTTGACTTTTTCGACCAAACTACCGAAAAAATTCTTGAATCCTTCGGTCACTCCTTTAATCTTTTCGCCGACTTTATCCGACATACTCGGTTCTGTAGTTGTGACTGATGCTACCGACATTGACTAATGAATAATATATAGTATGCAATGATTTCTATACTATACATTACGAATTTATAACCATTTCTTTGAACTAATCAACCATGCACCTGATACACCGACAGTTGCGATAATTGCAAGAACTGCAATCGTCTTCCATCGTCGATGCCCTTGCATTTCCGCAATTGGATTGAGGTGCCCACGTTCAAGTATGGTCTTGTATAATTGAACAAACTCATCAAATGTAATCGACTTTTCCGGATTTACTGCGCGGTGAATATCCCACATACATTTGACATAGGATTCGCGGGTATCGAGGACGCCATTCGCAATACACTCCTTTATCCGCGTTTGGAAATGTTCGCGACAAACGGAACAAGGCAGAACTTCTGCAAGGGAATATAAGAATGTTCGATGTTTCTGTTTGTCGTCTGACGTTGGTTTTTCAGGATAAGATAGAGTCATCAAATGCAATGAAATCCATGTACTCGGTCCCCATACTTCCGGTGTCAAAGATAAACTGTTGCCTTTCGTTTCTGCACCTGTTCCTGTATGATTCGATTTACTCATGTATAACGTATGACGTATGACGTATCTTGTATATATTTATTATATTACAATGTTTTCTCGTGCATCTTACTTGTCCGACGATAACGAACGACGGATTTGTTCTGCGACCCATAGTTCAGATGTCGCAATATCATCTGCAGTTAATTGACGTAAATATCCATAGGCATACTTGGTTACAGTCTGTTGATAGTAGATTGGTATCATACAATAGGATGCAACTGGAGTGTCCGGTTGTGGCATCGACCAACTGGATGCATAGAGGTCGTCGATGAGGTATGGACGACCATTCGAATTCACGGTTGGCATACATAAGTCAATGCGAATGAGACCAGCATGGATGGTGACGAGTTCCTGAACACGGCGGAATATTGCATCGCGGAATTCCATACTGTTATGGAACTTGCGACTGTTTTCTAAAATATACTGGATGATATCCTTGATTAACGGATGTCCTTCGGTAGCTGCAATACGTGCATCATCGACACCATACCATTCGCGATAGATAGACGACGTTGGACCGAAGACGATACATTTACCCGTTTGATAATCTGCAAGTGAGTAGGTCATTTGTCGCATGATGATGGTATCTAATGGGATACTGTAACCACCATAGTGATGTAATAGAGCATAACGTGCAAATGCGCGGGATAGATAATGTTCGACGTGACCGGTGCGCATATGTAAATATTCGTCTGCATGGCATTTTGGAAGAATAAGTGGAATATCATCTTGAGTATAGACGATGACTTCAAAGTTCTTCGATGGGAAATGACGTTGAATCGTCATTAAACAGAGTTGTAACAGTCCCGGCATTCCTTGAGGAGAACGACGTGAATAGAAATTCAACCATTTTCTTGCACTGACTTCGTATTCGAAATAGACCCATACAATTGGACGACCTTCTTGTTTTGCACGTTGGATACGCGGAATGATTGTAGAATCGACAATGCTGGATGAAATCTTTTTACAGATAGAGGATTCACTCGCAGTAGCAGAAGCAGTATCCATTGATGGGATCGATATAACTAGACCTTCATGCGTTGCCGGTGTGGTGGTGAATACACTTGGGAGATTGCCATAAGACGCAGGGTCTGTGTCCATACGATGAATGAGGGAAAATATTAAGAGGACAGCAATGAGAAATAATACAAGACGTAGGATTGTCAATGATTTGTTTGGCATAGAGGATATTCAATCCGGAAATAGTTATTATATTCATAGAAATTCGCTTATTTCAACGTTCGTATGCATTCATGAAATGCGGAATATTCATTGACACACGATTCGCGTTCCTTTAAACATGTGACATATGTATGCAATAAGTCATTACAACGTGATTCGGATTCGTGCGTAGTTGCAGATATTTCCGTCTCATATTTTATAACGACAGACGCTGGTTTCCATAGACTATCGACCATATGTTGTGCAATGCGTGATCCGACTCCCATACTAAAACCGGAGAGGAGTTCTTGACCAATTGATTGGGTGACCGACCCGGACGATAAACTCGTAGGAGATTCTTGACGAATCGTTGGTTTATTCGTTTCTTTATATGAACGAAGCATAGGACGATTACCTTCACGAGACTTCATTAAGTGCGATACAATAATATTATTCATAAATATATGTTGTATAATATTATCGTATCATAATGTTTAGTTATTTATTGTGTTACGAATGCCGTCATATTTTAAAGGAGTTTCTTTGGAATAGTTCGTATAGTTTGTTCCTTCAAACGACGTATCCGGTAATACCGAACTCAAATTGAAAAATTTATTCCAATGGCGTTTCCATCCGCGTCCGCGTGTCGGTTCATCGTCTATCGTTTCAGTCACCATCGATTTCTGGACAGGAATGGTCGCGATTTCCTTTTCAGTATAAACGGGAACCAGGTCTGGGACATTCGGATTATATGCAAGAGTTGTCTTGTTTAATTCGTCGAATAATTCGACTTGTAAATATTCCGTTGGTTCTGTCGCGAGAACGTATGCTAACAGTAACATAAAAATGGTAACGGCATATAATTTGAATGCGGATAATTTCATTCTATCGAGCATATATAATAGAAATAGAGATAATTGTATATTACATCAACAAATGCGAGTCACACGTTTGATGTGATATATATAATAATTAAATAGAGACTAATAGAGACATGCAAGGTAAGACATGCAAAACCGTAAAGGTCGAAATAAATAATTCAACAAAACAAAAAATACACTAACTACAGACGCTAAAAATGGATTATATGGATTACAATTTAATTAACGAAACTACAATAAATAATACAAAAACACAAAATGCAAGACAAAATAAATAGAATCAATGATAGTAGGTTAATCGAAATGTAGTGTCACTGCACTATCATTTTCATCCATGTCTTTTAAAGCAGGTGTAACTGGTTCTTTCCATGCAACTGGATTATATGGGCGATTGTATGATTGAACAATATAGTAGATGAGAAATTTCGACCCTTTCATATATTTTTCTCTTGATTCAATCATACGATTGCGTGTTTTTACAAATTGTCGTAGAATGGTGATTGCCGTTTTCTCGTCGATATATGATAAATAGGTTCGCGCTTTACATGGTATATAAAATGCTTCTAATTCTGGTTTAATGAAATTCAAACGTTCGACGGTTTTGATAACACGAAGGTCACTACGTGAAAATGTCTTTTGGTCGTCCAAGTCTTTTAGACCAAAGACTCCTAATAATTTCTCGATGATTTCATCGGTTGGATGCTTACGGAATATTTGGTCCTTCGATTGGTCCTTCGATTGGTCCTTCGATTTGTCCTTTGATGTGTCTTTAACTTCTTTAGTATGACTATGACCAGATAAGTGGACATTTGTAGAATCTTTTAACTCATTGGAATTAGAAACGATAGTGACAATAGAGTTTTCGGTTGGTTCCATATTTGAAATTCCGAGAAATAAAAAAGATAGAATAATATACAAAGCAATATATTATTATTCCATAATATTTTTTTATATGGCAATACCCTTATATTTCTATAAGAAGGTCATGTATCATCTTATTTTCTATAGTATATAATATAATTCAAACATTATGGTAAAATCAGACCGTTGTGCAAAGGGAACCAAGATGACTTGTGGTCCTGAATACGAAAAATACGCAGAAATGTGTAAATCAAAATACGGACAAGAAGTCTCTGAAATGTATTTATATGAAAATGGTGCAATTGGTGCATTCTTAAAGAATGGTCAATTCCGTTTCATCCGTGGTTCAACTCCAGAAACTCTTTCAGTCTTACGTGAAAAACGTGCAAGTATGAGCATGAGAAAGAGTAAAAGTAAGAGTAAATCAACCAAGAAATTATCAGTCGGTGGTGCAATCAATCTATTACAACAATTCTACAAAAATCAATCATTAAATAACAATAATAACAACTCAAAGAAATCAGCAAAAAAGTCACGGAAATCATCAAAGAAAATGATGAAAAAATCATCAAAGAAGACCATGCGTAAATAGATAAAAAAGTGCGAATTGAATGAACGAACGTGATTCATTATTTATTCAATTTTCAATACATGTGTTCGTTGATTACGACACGTATCAAATGCGTTCAAACCATCCTTTGTTTTTCGGATGATTTCGTTGATTACTGCAACAGGCAAATACGGTATGAACGGATGACATTCATATAAATACACCTTGAACAACACATCATGTTCTAATTCAGTTGTATCTGGATAGTAATTACCGTAGCAACTCTTTTGTTTCAATAGATATGTCCGAACTGACGATGGAAGTAATCCGAATGACGACGACGGCAATACGAATAATAACTGTTGTATTGGACAATATGTCGAACGAACACTTACATCCGGCGTCGGAATCGGTTGATTTTTCGCGATTTCTAAACTTAATTCGCGAAGACATGGGGCACCGCGGTATGGATAATACCATTCCTGGTCACGACACCCGGTTACATAATATTCGATATTCCATTGCAATCCATATAGATAATTACGACATATCGTCTGTATAAATCCGCGATTCGCATCCATCGATTCAATACCGAAATACCAGCGATAATATGCATCATGTATATCGTTAAATGTCCCATTCTGTTGAAATGTGCGTTCCATATTGGAGATGGCATGTGTATTGGAACGAAGGTGGTATGCGTGGCATCGTAGTCGTTCAATTTCCATTTGTATCGGGGTAGAATTGGTATCGATTGCACCGTTGCGCGGTTTTCGGTAGTTTGCGTGTTTGACATAGTCGGTTATAAATGACATTTCATTTGCATATACGGTATCAAACCACTGTTTTACTACAATCATATCCATTCGTCCGGTCTGTATATCGATAAAGTGACGTTGCGTGACCTTGAATTGATTGACATACATTCGTATGAGTTTATCGACAGTTTCTGACTTGATTTCGAAACCGAAGAAGTGTGGCAAGAAGTCATTGCCGAAAAGGAAACATAACCATACATAATCATAGAGTAACCCGGTTCGTGTTGCAGGGTTGCAGGTTGTCGAACTCGATGATGTAATGTCAGACTCGTCGGTTTTGTTCGTATTTTCCGATAACGATATGAGTTCCATCATGTTTTCTATAATTCGGTCTTTGTATGCATCGACGTTGAAATAGATGTATTCGGTTCCAGATAATTCGTCTGCAATACGTTCGCGCGATTCTTGTGAATCATAATATTCAGGTGCTTCGCGAAGTAAGACAATCGAATTCGGATTACATAGAGACAACATGATAAGGTCGGCATCTAAACCGTAAATACAATGGATGTCTGTAACATCGACATCATCCGCATCAGTCTCTGAATCATCTTTACCTTTACATGGATGATGTTTTCGTATCCATTCAAATATCTTGTGTTCGCCTTCGCCTGGACTGTTTGCATCATCGAGTAATATGGTTTCAATCGTAGATTCCTTGCGACGTGTCGGCAAATAAGTACATTCTAAATATTTACACAACTTGTATAGGAATATAGTACCCGGTGTGATTGCATTACGGTCCCATGACGGCGGTGGTGTCGATTGGTATTTGCGGTGAATCTCTTCGAGACGATGGCGTTCATATCCACTTTTATAACGACGAATGCGCTGTTGTTCCATCTTTGCCCGCGGTGCAACACCGTCAATTGCGAGGTATAGCGTTTTCGTCGGACGAACGATTCCAATCAATACATCGAGACGTCGCGCGAGTTCCTTGTAGATTGCCTTTTCGAAACGTGTATGATAATTCATATCGGTATGGTATCGACCATCCGTTGCACTTTCGATGCGATTTTGTTCCGTGACATATGCCGGATAAGTTTCGATACACCATTGGACGACTGGATGGATAATACTATTCATATCCAGGTAGAAATGCATCGGATGTAATGTTGCATTCGGTGCATTGTATAAGATTCCTTTGAAACTCTTTGCGATATA